TTTATGCCCTCTACGCCAAACCCAGCCGCTGGGAGCGCGGGGATCAATCCATGCAATGGCTGGCCTTGGGCTAGTGCGCCCTTCATCTCTGGCGTGATGTCGATGTAGCGCACCTTTGCGCTTGTGTCTGGCGTTTGGTAATAATTAACGCCAGCTTTTTCAGTTGTCCCTTTTTTGCCAATCGTTGTTTCACCCGTCTTGGCGTTCCACTTCTTGCTTTGCTTATCAAGAAACGCGGGGTAGATTTCATCGTAGTAGGCTTTCATGCCCTCACCGCCAATGGTCAAGTCATCGCCCCTGATAACGCCGTCTTTTTTCTCAGCAATCTGCTTGGCCATTGTTTTGCCCAAAACTTCTTCTACAGTTTTGCCTTGAGCTGGCCCAGTTACAAACTTGCCGTTTTCGATAGTGCCGCTGAATGTATCGTTGCCACTTTTACTAGCAAAAATTTGTATGTTGTTTTTGGTGCCAATTGGGAAAAATTTAATTTCGTCTACGTTTTGCCGCAATTCATTGGAATATCGATCAATCTGCTGCTTACCCGTGGCCAGGCCAACGCGCTCATAGCCATTGTCAGCCGCGTATTTAAGCGCCCGTTTAAGCGCCACTTGATGCCATGTGTCTTTAAAGGGGGCGTCTGGTACGCCTTCATCAATTTTTTGAGATTGTTTAGCAAATTCAATTTTGATTGGTACAAGATTGCCAGAAGCATCAATTACTTTTTGTGTATTCCAGCCACCCGCCTCTACCATTCTTTTGGCTTGCGCTTCCGTTTCTCCATACCCAATACCAATTTGAGCGCCGTCTTGGTTTGTGTAGTAAGCACGATAAGATTCTTGATATTGAGGCCCATAACCTTGCTTACGCCCAGCCTGATGCCAATCGGACTGCACCTCCTCAATCAACAACATCTTTTTGCCCTCGGCATCGATGCGGTCATTGACCCTCATGTGGGCTAGGATGTTGGGTTCGTTGAAGTGGGAAGATGTGTAATTGCCAGTTGATAAACCAACCTTGTTTCCAGAAAAATCATCTATTTCTATTTTTCCACCAGTTGCATCCCAATTTCGTTTTGCATCTCTTTGCGCCATTATGTAAGCTGGATTTTCAAAATTATTTGGGTTTGCATAATCAGCATATTTAGCTTTGAAATATGTTTCAAAATTAGGATACATTGCTGGCGCTTTTTCTGGCAACGTCAGCAAAATCTCACGATAATTTTCACCGCCGGGGAGCTGCCAACGCTCATGTTTGGTAGCACCACGGGCTGAACCAGTAACATCTAAACCTTCTGATATTCGACTGGCTTCTTCGCTTAATGTGAAATATCTTTGTGATGCTTCTGGTGCGCCTTGAGCTTTTTGATGTTGTTGTGCATAAGACTCTAATTTCTGGCTTAGTTCTTGCCAACCTTCAGGATTTCTTGGCGGCATGATGCTTCTTGCACTCATCCAATTCAATAAATCTTGGCTCGGAGCTTCATTACCACCAAGCATTACCTCTTGCACATCAACCTTATTCGCCGCAATGAAGTCTTGCACCTCTTTCTTAGTCACATTGGGTTTACCGCGCAAGAAATCATCCAGCCCCGTCCACGCCAGAGATGAAGGGCGCACTAGCCCAAGGCCAGCCATTGCATGGATTGATCCCCGCGATCCCAGCGGCTGGGTTTGGCGTAGAGGGCATGAACAGGCAGCAAAACTCTCTGGCCCCACCCACAAGCAATGCCTTATTTTTATCTGGCGCAGGGCCTTAAATGCAACTCCCCATCTACACCAGCAACGAAGAACAAAAACTGATGGTGGAGCTGTGGTCACCCGAAGTTGCAAATAATCCAGAACAATTTGTGCGCTTTGCGTTTCCGTGGGGCGTAAAGAACACGCCACTGGCTAACTTTGCTGGCCCAAGGAAATGGCAGCGCGATGTTTTAAGAGACATCACCAAGCACATACAGGAGCAGCAGGGGCGCGTCAACTTTGACACTGTAAGGATGGCCGTGAGCTCCGGGCGCGGCATAGGCAAGAGCGCGTTGGTGTCTTGGCTTGTGCTTTGGATGCTGACCACACGCATTGGCGCATCAGTTGTTGTGAGTGCAAACAGTGAAAACCAGTTGAGATCAGTTACTTGGGCTGAATTGACTAAGTGGGCGGCCATGCTGATCAATTCACACTGGTGGGAAATATCTGCAACTAAGTTAGTCCCGGCCAATTGGTTGACTGACGCGGTTGAGCGCGATTTAAAGAAGGGAACGCGCTACTGGGCGGCTGAAGGCAAGCTGTGGAGTGCGGAAAACCCTGATTCTTATGCCGGCGTTCACAACCAAGACGGGATGATGCTGATCTTTGATGAAAGCAGCGGTATTCCTGACCCCATTTGGGAAGTTGGCGCGGGATTCTTTACTGAGAACACACCAGACAGATATTGGTTTGCGTTTTCTAACCCAAGGCGCAATACGGGCTATTTTTTTGAGACATTTCACGCCAAGCGCAACTTTTGGGACACAAGGAGCGTAGACGCAAGGACAGTTGAAGACACCGACAAGTCTGTCTATCAGCAAATCATTGAAGAGTATGGCGCGACCAGCACTCAAGCCAAGGTTGAGGTGTATGGCGAATTCCCAAGCGCGGGAGAAGACCAGTTTATTTCGCCTGATTTGGTAGATGAGGCGGCAAGGCGCGAGAAGTGGAAAGATTTCACAGCGCCCATTATTTTGGGCGTTGACCCGGCGAGAAGCGGCGCAGATGCGACTGTGATTGCAGTTAGGCAAGGCAGAGATTTGATTGCTTTAAAGCGCTACCACGGCGAAGACACGATGACAGTTGTGGGGCGCGTGATTGAGGCGATTGAAGAGTACAAACCCGCTTTGGTCATTGTCGATGAAGGCGGTCTGGGGTATGGGGTGCTAGATAGACTCGTTGAGCAACGATTCAAGGTTCGGGGGGTGAACTTTGGCAACCGCGCTAAACATCCAATTGCGTTTGGAAACAAGAGGGCCGAGATGTGGAACGACATGAGGAGCTGGCTTAAAAGCGCCAGCATTCCGATTGACAGACAACTGAAAAGCGACTTGATTGGCCCACGGGCCAAACCAGATTCGAGCGGAACTATTTTCCTTGAGGGGAAAAAAGAGATGAAGGCGCGGGGCCTAGCCAGCCCCGATGCAGCGGATGCGTTATGCGTGACGTTTGCGTTTCCCGTTGCCAACCGGGCGTATCAAGATTTCCGAGAATCTCGAAGTTCAAACAACCAACCAAGTATGGCCAGCCAAGGCTGGATGGGAAGCTAAACATGATCAAACCACTGGGAAACCGAATTGTTGTAAAGCCTCAAGTGCGCGAGATCAGCAAGGTGATTGTGGTCAATAACCGCGAACCCTTTAATGAGGGGACAGTTGTGGCCATTGGCCCAGATGTCTATGACGTAGATGTGGGCGCGTTCATCAAGTTTGGCAATGGTGACTACCAAGATTGGCCCATTCACAAGGTGGATGGCGAAGAGTTTCAAATCATCACAGAGGCCGATGTGGCTGTGGTAGTGGAGGAAGTATGAAAACCGGTTTGTACCAAAATATTCACAATAAACAAGAACGTATAAAAAACCAAAAGGCCGAGGGTTTGCCTGTGGAAAAGATGAGAAAACCCGGCAGCAAGGGCGCACCCACAGCCGAGGCGTTTAAGCAATCAGCAAAAACTGCTAAAAAATAATGGCCGATTACAACGATGACAATGGCGTTCAAGAGGCTGAAAAAGTCTCTAGCGGCAACGAAGATGACGCCGAGGTTTTAACGACTGCGCGTGAGCGGCTGTCAATGTGCATAGCCACCTATTCAGACTCGCGTGAGAATGAATTGGATGATTTGCGCTTTGCGGCTGGCTCACCCGACAATCAGTGGCAGTGGCCAGCCGGGGTTTTGAATACGCGGATGGCAGTGCAAGGCTCCAGCATCAATGCGCGGCCATGTTTGACGATCAACAAGCTGCCTCAACATATTAAACAAGTTACAAATGACCAGAGGCAGAACAGGCCCTCTGGCAAGGTCATCCCAGCGGATGACAAAGCCGATATTGAAGTGGCTGAAATCTTCAATGGAATTGTGAGACATATTGAGTATATGTCTGATGCTGATGTGGCCTATGACACCGCGTGTGACAACCAAGTCACCTATGGCGAGGGCTACATCCAGCTTTTAACGGAGTACACAAATGAAAACTCTTTTGACCAAGATATCCGCATTGGCCGCATTCGTAACAGCTTCAGTGTCTACATGGATCCAACGATTCAAGACCCGTGTGGCTCAGATGCGGAATACT